TATGGTGGCCCCGCTGATGGCGCTGATGCGCGCTCGCAACCGCAAGTGTGGGCCAGACACCTCACGCATCTCATTGCTGCCAGCTGTCATGCTCAGTGACTCCAGTTCATCCCATGTGCTGCCATCGTCAGAAGACTCAAGCACCACTGTGGCAGTGCCTCCAGCGCTGCGCACTCGGAACCTGTGCGCCAGGTGCTGCTCACCGCTGATGTCAGTGCCATTGCCTGTGGTGGTTGCGTCAGACTGTAATGCTGTTGATTTGATTGGGAAGGCCACGCGCTATCTCCTATCTGTGGTCAAGTCATCACTACCCATCTCAAGCTATGTGCTGGGTATGCCGTTACTGAGGTTTACACCTGCGCCACTGTTATAGACAGCAGTGACCTCATCTGCTGACAGCTCTTTGCTCCAGATGGCGACCTCATCCATGTTGCCCGCGTATGGCAAGATGCGTGAGTTGGTGGTGGCGCTGTTGATGAACCCACCAAAGCACAGGTCAGTTGCAGTGGTGATATCTGTGCCAGCGCTCAAGGTGTCTGGACTGGCAAGCCCTATGGTGACAGATGAGCCATCCACATACATGGTGACGCCATCAAGGTCAGAGTTGCCATTGTACGTAACGCATATGTGGTGCCAGTCTGTGTCTGAATCCGCAAATGCCAGAGCGCTTGCTTGTACCCTTAGCTGCTCCACACCTGACACCTGACGATATAGCAGGAAGGATGGCCGCCGCTGCTCAAAATCATTGAACCATAGAGCATATCCCTCATATGGCGAGTCTACACCAGACGATGCAGCTGACTTGGTCACAATGCCTGCCACGGTGCCTGAGTAGTCAGTTGAGCGCTTGATCCAACATGAGATCGTAAATGGGTCATCAGTGCTGAAGTCAAGCACATCATCGTCAGGCACAATCACCGCATCAAGGTCAGCCTGGTCAAAACGTAGTGACGCGCCACCCAACACGCTGGTGCTGGTGTCCCAGTATGGCTGACCTGCTGTGCTGCTTGCCTTGGTGCCGTCCAGCCCATTGCCTGCGCTTGACATATCACTGACCGTACTGCCATCCCAGTCATACATGCTCCAGTACCCGACTGGCACAGAGTCAGCATAGTACGTGGCGACCCCTCCTGGCAGCGTAGTGTCAAAGCGCCTGGGCAAGAAAAACGGCACCACCTCCCAGACGTAGACATTGACTGGGCAGGTGTATGTGAGCGTGACCACATGCTCATGGTCCAGGTCATCTACATCCAGCGCGCGTGACTCAGTGTCAACTGTGACGCTGTCCATAGGCATGACCAGCTGATGCCAGGTTGCATTTTCATATTCTGGCGTTGCGGCTGTATCAATCTTGGTGTTGACCTCCACCTTGGCGCTGTAGGCGTCATCACTAGTGTCAACGGTGATGGTGCCTGAGCCATTGGCTTTGATGTACAGCGCGATGTGCTCACAGAATTGAGGCACGTGCAAAAGCGTGCTGTACTCAATTGAGAAGTAAGAGATTGAGGTCATGGCCCTGCCAATATCCACAGGCACAGACAGCCTCTGAGTGGCGAGGTAGCAAGCAAACTGGTCAAGCTCGCCAGCGTGGGCACCGTCAGGCAACTGCCCATTGAGTGGCTCCCAGGTGCCTGGCTTGTAATATATAGGCGCTTTCTTCATGCTTCCACCACCTCAAACCAGATACAAAGGCCATACAGATACACAGTCTGGCTGCCATTGCTCTGGAGCTCGACTGTGACATAGTCTTGAGTGACAGCAAAATCAGGGTCAGTGGTTGCGCTCAGCGCGCTCTGCCCAACGTCATCATACTTGACCAGGTTGCTGGTGTATGGGCTTGACCAGCCATTGACTGCATCTGCTGTGATTGCTGCTTGCCCATAGGCATCCATCGTGCTGGTGCGCATGCGCATTTTGCCAGTCCCTGAGCCAGTCTTGCGCAGAAAGGCAGACCACCTGAGTGATGTGGTGCCCTTGGGTATGAACACAGGAAAGCGAAGCACCTCCTCAAAGTTGCTGCTTGTGGTGCTAAATGCTTCGTTCCTGCGGTCGGCGTCATCGCTCCAGCCAACACATGCCCCTGGCCTGTTGCGATACACGTGCATCATGTTTGAGTGTGCCCTTCGCCTGAGCCTCACTGAGAGTGGCGCATCCTGGCTGACCTCATCATCATCAATCGGGACAAATGGCCAGCCATTGAGCGTATTGACTGAGCCCGCAATGGCATTGGCTGCGCGTGGCACAATCATAACACTGTGCACATGCAAGTCGCCTGTTGCGCCTTTGAGCGCCCACATCCTGATAGTGTCTGTGTCTTGGGTGTTGTCAATGTCCAGCACGCCAGAAACCTGGGTCCACTGACTGAGATTGGGTGCCACGTAAATGTCAGTGGATGTGCCTGGGTGTGGGTCGCTTGCCAGGTCAAACCGTAAGGACGCGCCATCTGTGGTGCTTGTGTTTTCCACTAGTGCATACACAGCCCACTGCTCAAATGGCTCACCTGGTGGCTCAATACACCAAAGCGCTGAGACCTGTGCGCTTGATGGGTTGAAGCCTACTGTGTATGGCTGATCCTTGTCACGAAATGTGGTGCGCACCACAGCACCCCTGTGCGCTGAATACAGGTAGTGTGTGTTGGCTGCCATGATGGCCTCAGTGTCGTCAATGGGTCTGGCTGTGCCTGTCTCTGCATAGTCAATCGGCACAAATGCACTGGGTACTGTTCTGGCCATTAGTCTACCACCGTCAAGTTGAGTGACACTTTGTACAGGTCGCCTCTCTGTATGTTGTCCACGGGCTCAGGCACAAGCTCAAGCTGTTTGGGGTTTGCCAGCCTGCATGTGTACTGGTCGTCATCTGTGGTGATGACAAATGGCTGGCCGTACTCAAGCAGACCCTCGATAAAGTCACGCAGTGCCTCATAAAATGCGTACCCTGTGCCCACGTCATACCCAAACCAGAAGTCAGCGCGTGCAGTGTAGTGCAGCTCACTGTCAGTGTTGTGGTGTGGGTTGTTTGTGCTGATGGCTCCAGAGCCTGTCATCATGCGCTGTTTGTCCCATGGCTCCACAGAGGTCTGCAGGTTGCGCATGTCATACGATGGAAACCAGGCCACAGCCAGTGGGTTGTCAAACATGTACCCATCAGGCTCACCAGACAGATCGCCAACCTCACCCAGAAAGTCACGCATTCTGGTGCCGTCACCTGCGTGGCTCCAGGTCACGTCAAATGTGCTGCCGCCTGTTTCAATATACACTGTGGCTGTGTGGCTGCTTGCGTTGATGTTGTAGCCAACTTTTACGTGGATTGAACTGATGGCAGCGCCCCACGCAGCAAGTGCCTCATCTGCTGTCATGTATGTGGTGCCAGCTGCCACAACCCAGTCAGCAGTGCTGGCACCTTTGGTCATGCGCACAGTGAAAGCCTCAGACGTATAGAATGACCCTTGCAGGTTGGTTGCCATCTTAGGTGTACCTCATGCCGTCGTCACCAGTTGACAGCTGATGTGCGCTGTCTGAGATGAAAGCAGCACCCCCACGCTGGCTTGTGATGGCGCTGGCGTAGTCATCAAAATCCATGGCGGTCCAGCTGCCCACAGTCAAGCTGACAGCGCTGCTCAGTGTGACTGTGTTGCCACTGATAGCGTCAATGGTTCTGGCCTCTCTGGTGGAATAGTCACCCTCATTGTGTATGACCACCCTGTCACCAGCTGAGAAGTAGTCAACGTCACTGCCACTCTCTGTGTACTCATTTGCAGCAAGCACAATGTCGCTGCCAGACTTGCTGACCACCTTGGCCGATGGTGCGTATGGCATAAAGGCATCAGTCAATGCGCTGCTTTCAACCACCACAGTCAGGATGGCGCCGGGCTCATCACCGCTGTATATCTTCACGATATTCTCAACCACGCCATACCTTGTGACCAGACCTCTGCCACCATCTGGCGTGGGTATCTCTGGCACAGTCAGCTCAATGGTGTCACCGATGTTGGCCCACCATGCGCGCCGGTCTGCAGTCAGCCTGAGCACAACCTTGCCTCTGCCGTGGCGCTGCGCAAGCTGGCTGGCCCAGTTCTTGGTCAGGTCAAGCGCCTGCCCTGGGCCTATGGTGTAGCCTCTCAGATTCCACTCGATGACGTTTCTGTGGCCATACTCAGCCTCAGCGTCAGTGTTGAGGACAGAGACCTTGACGCTGTCTTTGCTCTCTTCGTTTGCAAAGTCCCAGACAGGGTACACCGTCACGCCTGTCACGATGTTTGATGTGCCCCGCTGATACGTGGCAGGGTCTGACCAGTGCATCTGTGTGGTATCCAAGCTCAACACGCTCTGTGATGCGATGGCTGGTTTTTGACGCCCCACGCCAATTGTATACTGCCCCTGTGAGTCAACGCGAGGAAACATGAACCGCCCAACAGGGTTGAGCCAGTCCCTACACAGCTTTGACAGTTGCTCAGGCTTGCTCAGGAAATAGCTGACAGTCTGCTCAGTGGGCGTCATGTCACTTGAGGCCTCAAGGAATGAGGCAGAGTCAAAGTGGCCAGGTGCCTGTGGCGTTCCTACGCCAACGCCAAAGAGGTCATAACCGCCATGATTGCCATCACCAGTGCTCTGGGCCAGGTTGAGAATCGTTAGCAGGAATGAGTCATTGAGCACGCCAACACCAAAGCGCACGTCAGCACCGCCCTCACTGCCCTGGTCATCCTGAAAGCTGGTCCTGTGCACCTTGGCTGTGGTGCCCATCAGCCCACGTTGCACGCCATTCATCTGATACAGGCCAGACGCCACATCAGTTGCAATGCTACTGATGGATTGGTAGCTGACAATCTCTGCCTCTTCGTCATCACCAATCACTGCAAAACCTGGCTCAATCGGAGCCATGGCTGTCATCAGGTCAGCGTCATTGACGTATGTGAAAGGTATGGATGTGGCTGTTGCTGACACGTATGACGCTGAGGCATCTTGTGCAGCCACTGAGGCAAAGATGAGGAATGACCCATTTGTGACGCTGGTGCTAGTGCCCTTGAAGCCAAGCATGCTGCACACGCTGTCCTGCCCATCGTGGTTGATTTCAATGCTGTAGTTGATGGACGTATGCAGGCCACTGTACTCATACCCACCGCCAGAGAATATGCGGTCAAGTCGTATCTCAAGGTTGCTGACTGTGGCCTGTATCACTTGGTTGACGTTCAAGAAAAACGCGCCAAAAAGCTGCTCCTCCGTGAGCACCTCTGTCACTGGTGGCACATCGGGCGTGCCTGTCCCTGTGAGTATATCAATGGCGTTAGGGCCAGACGCATTGAGCACCACAGCGCCAGCAGTATCACGCACAATAATGTGGAATTTGCGACTACTGCCACCCACAAGGAAAAATTTGCCCTGCTGAATCTCTGTATCGCTGGACCCTGCAGCCCACTTTGCAAGTGGCTCAAGGCTAAGGTTGCCCTGCTTGAGCTCCGCTCCAACAGTGGTGCGAAGCAGGCTGTCAATGGCCTCAATCTCAAACTCAATGCTTGACCAATCTGAGCCAGCCCTTGGCAACTCTCTGATGAATCCCCTGAAGCACTCAAAGCTGGCATCACCGTCAAAGGCATCGTCAACCGCATACCCATCAGCAGTGACCCAATGGGCATATACCTGCACATACCTGCCGATGAAGTTGCGCGGATGGTCTGCCACCACTCGTGGCGCTGATGGCAGGTTGCTGTTGTGCCTGTATACGGTGTCACCATAGCCAACAGGGTCATACAGTGTGCGCGCTGTCACATTGAATGTGGTGGCCGTTTTGCTGGTGTAGGTCATCGTTTCCCTGCCCAGGTACAGCGTGCCACTGGATGCAACAAAGTCTGCAGTGCTGTCCACTGTCATGGTCCATGGGCCAGACCCTGTCTCATACGGAAAGTCATCAGCCAGGTTGGCAAGCGCACCTGTCTGCTTGTCCCAGGCAAAGATGCCGCCATTGGTATACGCCCTGTCTTCAACCAGACGGATGAGCATGCTTGCTGGACTGGCGCCACCTGAGATGCGTGACAGGTTGCAGCCAATGTCCTGCACGTCTGACGCATCAAAGCTGCTAGGAACCAACGTATAGCTGCCACTGAGCCAGGGTGTGCCGTCCTGGGCAATGGGCACCTCACCACTCAACCAGATATATGGCAGCCCTTGGATCTTGACATAAAACCGCAAGCTCATGTCAGGATTGTTGACGTGCTCTTTGTATCCCATCAGATGGCCACCATATGCACATCAAAGCTAAATGTGTGCTGTAGGTTGTTTGGGTTCTCAAACGCCTCATCATACGATGTGCGCCTTGGGTCAATACACACCTCAAGCTTGCCATGCCAATTGCTGTATGACCAAGCAGTGAGCGTGGCGCTGCGATACCATGTGGCTGGTGTGCCACGCAGCAGATGCCCCATCACTGAGCGAACCTGTGCGATGTTGCCAATCGTCTCAAAGATACGCACTGACCACAGGTCACGCCTGCTGACCTTGCTGATGTGCACTTTGTGCTGCTGATTAATGCCCTTGAGCGACCAGAGCCAGCCATGTGCATCGTCAACCCATGGCAGCGATTCAATGAGCACACCAGGCTGAAGGCTGCCAGTGTACACGCTTGAGCCTGACAGATTGCCAGAGAAGCCAAGCCAGTTGCGCAGAGATACCGCATCCCATGTGAGATCAAAGCTGGCGCTTGTGCTGTCAATCGAGATGGTGCCGTCACTGATTGCACCCACCTCAAATGATGCGCTTGCACTCCACTGGTCATCAATCGCGGTCTGCACAGCAGACGCCAACGCCTTGCTGCTCATGTACAGGCCTGGGCTTACTGTGCAGGTCAGTGCACCAGCGCCATCATAATCAACGTCAAAGGTGTCATTGACGCCCTCAATGACCCTGTACGCAATGTCAATTCTCTGGGCCATCTAGCGTCTGTTCCCCATTGATTCTTGCACCAGCGCCCCCAGCTCATTGGCTGTCTTCTTACGGTTAGCACCTGCCACAATTGCCCCAGACATATTGACCACCACCTGCGCTGGCTGTATCTGCTGGCCAGGTTGCTGCTGTCCTAGTTGCGGTATGTCCCTTATACCTGTTCTGGCAGCTGCTGCAGCACCTGCGCCACCACCTGAGCCACCACCCTTCTTGCCTCCAGCACCGCCAGCAATAGCAGTGAACATGGCAGCGTTGGCGAGGTGCATGGTACCAGCCACAGCATAATTGGCAGCAGCTGGGTTGGCTGCAAACTTGGCAAACATGACACCAGCCTGGGCCGTTTCCATCACTGCCATGATGGCTGCGCGCTCGCGCTCACCTTCTACAAATCCAAGCGCTGCCTGCCCTGCGCCACTGACAATGGCACCAGTAAGGTCAGCATAGGTGCCTGTGGTTTTCTTGTTAGTGTCCGCAAACTTCATGCTTGCCTTGGTAATATTGTTGACCTGCTGTGTCATGTTGGTGAATCCAGGGCTCAAGCCTAGACTGGCAACAGCCTTGTCCATTGCCCTGGCTGCGTCTGTAATGCCAACCATCGCATCAGCCAGCTTGATCATGCGTATCTCACTGGCATCCATCCACTGGAATGGGTCATCCTCGCCAACCCCATCACTCAGGCCAAGGCTCAGCTCCGCATTGAGCGCTTCCATCTCCTCACGTACCGTCATGGCCACTGGCAAATACTTCTGCTGCGCCAATGTGGTGCGCTCATACCCTCTGCGCAGCGCCTCAAACCGCTTGTTTAGTTCTGCTTCTGTTGGCTCTTTCTTGCGCCTGCCACCACCCCTGCGCTTGGGTTTCTTTTTACCCTTGTCGCTTTTCTTTAGGCCAAACAGTGACAGCAGTGCAGCCTGGTCACCCTCAAGCGCCTTGGCAAAATTTGGGTCAGTGATGAATGTGCTCAGCGATGAGCGTGCCTCTGCAGCAAACTGCGCCACCAACCCAGTGGCCTGACTGATTGCCCTTGGCACCTGAGCACCAAAAACAGACGCCATCATCTGTGCGCCTGTCGTGAACTCTTTTTGCGCTACGTCAGCCAGGCCGTACTGGTCAGCCAGCTTGATGAGCGCCTGGTCAAATGCGTTGAGATTTTTCTCAGAGTCATATGCAGCCTCATTGACTGTGACAATCTTCTCACCCCACATCGTGTATGTGGTCTCAAGCTCACTGACTGCCTCTGCCTGCTCGCGTGCCTCTCTGGTCAGGTCTTGAAATATCAGCCTGCGAACGTCCTCACTGCTTTTGGCCAGCTTGCCGAGCTCCTGCTTGAGTCCGCTCACCTTCTTGGCAGTCAGGTCAACCTCAACGCCCACCTCATCAGTGCCCTTTGCAGTCAGGGTCATGACCTCTCTGTGGCCATTGGCAAACTTTTGAAGCTCTTTGTTAAGCGCAGCGTACTGGTCCATCACTGCTTGGCCTGTCTTGGTGACGCCAAGAGCATCCATCACATCTTGCGCCAGGAATGCACCCGCCTTGCTAAGCTCATCCTTGAGCTGCTCAACCCTGCGCTGCGCCTTGCTCAACTCTTTGGAAAAGTCGTCAACCTTGATGTCCTTGAATTTGGCCCCAACCTTGCCGAGCACTACGTTGAGCGCTGCGCTGCTCTGAGTCGTTTTATCTATCTTATCTTTGGCGATGAAGTTCTTGCGCGCGTAGTTTTCGGTCTCCACACCAAGGTCAAACACAATGCCAAGCTGCTCAGTGTAGCTGTCTGATGCGCCAATAATGGTGTCAACAAAGAGACCCTCAAACACGTCAGCGAATTCCTTGCCTGTGCCTGCTGCTGCCTTTGTGGCCACCTGCAGTATCTGCTCAAATTGAGCCATCGTGATGCCTGCATTTTTTGCCTGCAGCGCAAACTTCTTAATCTCAATGTCTGACATTTGAAAGGCAGACGCCGCTGCAAGCTTTTCAACGCTCACATTCAGCTGGTCTACAAATCGCTTCTCAACCTGCCTGGCGCGCGCTGTCTCTTTGACTGCCTCCTGTACAGCCTGCGCGCCTGCGCTCAGCTTGCCAAAAAGCTCAATCCCAGCATTTAGGCCAACTGTTACCTCAGACCAGTTGTCACGTATCTTGTTGACTGACGTGGCCAGCATGTTGCTTGCCTTCTGGCCCTTCTTCATTCTGCGCTCAAGCTTGAGCGCCTCAGTAGCTGCAGAGTCAAGCAGCTTGGTGACACCATCCTTGCCAATCAACTCAACCAGAAGCTGTACTTTATTTTGTGCCATGGTGGTGCGCCTCCGCTCTCAGGTCAATCACTACCCTTGCATTGCTTTTGCGTTGGCGCTGTCAATCTCACCATCCAGATACCGCACAGCGTCAACCACTGCAGCTGTGTGTGAGTCAGGCCAGCCTGTCACGTTTCCATACTTGTAGTCACGATATGTGCCCACCACATAACTCACAAATGGATCAGGCTCTGCCAGCATCTTGCGTGGGCAATATGGGATCTCCCAATCACCAAACCTGCCAGGATAGCGTTCATGGAGTGGGCCTGCTTTTGGCGTCTTGCCATCACAGCCCCACAGCTGTGCATTGCACTTGCTTGGACACGTCAGCCATTCAAGGCGCTTGCCATCTTTCCTGCCTGCCTCATTCCAGTTGCCCTGATGCGCAATCAGCCACAACCTGCGCAGGCTGGTCACTTTGGGTGTGACAACCTGTAGACTGCGTTAGCCAGCCACACCTGTGTCTCTGGCGGTATCGCGTCAATGGCCTGCTCAGGCCAATGCGATTGACCAAGGAAGCGCTCAGACTTGCTAAAAGTCCAATCATCGTGGGCCACTGATTGCAGCCCAAATTGCAGATATGACTTCTGGAGCTCAAGTATCCAACTGGTCTGCGCGCGCTCACTTACGGCCTCACCTTCTGGGTAGTCAGGAGCCTTGCCAGACGCTGCGCGGCGCTCGCTCTGTGTCAGCGCACGAATCTCAAACCAGGTGACGCCATCCACACCCTGTGGGCATGTCAGGTCATCACCAGACTTGTACTCATCTGGCATGTCTTGGTTGGGCTCGTAAGGGGAGAAAACGCGCAGCACTTCGCTGGTGGTCAGTGATAGGGCAATCATGCCCTGCAGACTACACCCAGCAAATGCGCATGTCACTATCAACAGGCTCAGTGTCAGGGTCTGGCGTACCAGCCACAACGTCACCTGTGTACACACATGGGTAGAATTCCACCGTGTTATAAATCGCGCTATTCTCATCCTCAGCGTTGGGCCGATTCATAACGCGCGCAACTGGGATTGCAATGCCCCACATGCGCCCTGGCTGCGTCCCAATCTGAATCTGCAGTGGCTCACCGTTTTGGCTCTCCCAGTCAGTGGGCTCATCCGCAAATACGCGTGGCACTTTGACTGTGACCATTGGGTCACGCTTGGCTGTAAAATAGTCCTCAATCCCACCGCTGCTGTACCCACCAGCAATGGGGTTGACGGTCAGGCCAAGTGTCACCTCAACTGATGCCGTGGTCAGGTCTTTGACGCTTGACCCAGAACCCCAGCGCACAAGCCACTGTGTGACAGCCTCTGGGCCAGGCACTGCAGCCCCTGCGTTATTGTTCATGTCCTGCTGTGTCAGGGTGCCGCCTGTCGCCTCAGTCCAGCTGCCAACACCCCACTCAATGGTCATGGTGGGCAGCTCGCCTGCAGCGATTGAGAACGTCACCTGTGTTGGGCAGCAGCCAACCATTGTGCAGACCGTGCCATCATCGCGCGTGAACTTCACGCTGTAAGACTGTGGCGCACTAGCGACGTCTTTGTATGGGTCTCCAGTGGTTTTGAAGATATTGTAGCCACCCCAGACCTTGGTGCCCTGTGGGTCATATGCTGGCGTCTGCAGCAGTGTGCCCTCATCTGGGCTGGTGCTAAGGTCAAGCGCTGTGACATATCCGATCTCATATGGCGTGAGCGCATCGCCAGTGGCCCAGGCTATAGCCTCGCCTACATTCCAGTTGCTCAGCCCATCGCCAGCATCTGCCACTGTGATGGTGTCAGTAGGTGTGCCAGATGCGCCAACGGTGTCAGTTCCGTTGTATGATCCAGCTACGATGCCACCAAGGCCACGCGCCATGATGCTCATGAGCACGTCCCAGCCTTCTGCATTTGAAGTGGGCTGAGTGAACCCAGGTGCACCGCTTGGCACGCTGCCTGAGAACCCATGCAAGTAGTGCGTTGTGGTGATGGCACCTGTTTTGACGCCCACAATGCGAGCAGCCTCTGTGTCAGCCTGGCGTAGTGCGTCATTCCGTAGGCTGGCAGCGGTCAGGCCACCAAGGTCTGCAGTAAGGCATTGGACAAATTCATAGTTGCTGGTCTCGTCGCCAAATTCCGACTCACCACCAATCTCAAGCTGGCCAATCGTTGAAAGGTTGATTGTGGGCATCGTGTCTGTCTCCTGCTAGAAAGTCGGTCTGTATTGGTGCTCAATGGTGATGGTCAACACAGCTGTGCCACCTGCAACACTGTCCATGTCAACACTACTACCCAGAATCCTGCGCCGCTGGAGCGTGGCGTTGTCTCTGTCAAATAAGCTGGTCAACCGCAAGCGATGTGCAAGCAGGTCCAGATCCTCACGCATCACAATGTACAGCTCAGATGGGTCATCGTTTTGTGCGTATGCGATGGCCAGAGTCACACTCTCTGTGACTTCTCCTGGCTCTGTGTTTTGCCTCATGGCTCCGCTGAGCTGGTATGACCCAGATGGGATGACTACAAAGCGCCTCGTTCTGTTGGCTTGGTCACCAATGCCCTCAATATCAACGCTTCTGCCTTGGTGCTTGAATGCCTTATTTCGAGCATACATGGTGGTTGGGTCACTGCCCTCAACCACATCAATCAGGTTGGTGATGGCTGCGCGGTATCCCATCAGGCCAGAACCACCCGCCGTGCGCCAATCTTCTTGGCTCGCTCATCATCTGTCACTGTGCCTGAATCATTTGCGTCATATGACTTGGCTGTATTGAGCGCCCTGGTGAGCGCTGTGATGTATTGCTCTTGGCGCTCATCAAGCCACTCCTGTGGTGTGTCTTGGAACGTGTCAGGTATGTTGACGCCATCCTCTGCCCATTGCAGGCAGACACGGAGCGCCACCACTCGCCTGAAGCTGTCAAAGCTGCGGAACAAGTCAGGCCGATAGCCACGGTCAATGATATCCTCACGAACACGCTCTGTGGCGTTGGCAATCTCATCCGCAAACTGCAGGCCATCTGCGTCAGTTCGCTCCAGCCAGCTGCCTGCCAAGTTGGGCACCAGCTGCCGGAATTGATAAGGTGCCAGAATGGTCTCAGGCCAGGGGCTGCGCACCACATCATATGTTATGTTTGCATAGTACGTCTCACCATCAATGACGTACTCAAGGCGCACCTCATACCCTTCATCAAGTGGGGTTGCAGCGCCTGCTGAAATGCTGAGCTCCAGCCTGTTGCCCTCGAATTTGTCACCTGCCATAAAGTGTCTGGTGAGTGGCTCAAAGAGCGTGACTGTGGTGCCGTCGATACTCGCAACACGCACCCAGTGCACAGGCCCGTCAGCGCTTGTGATGGTGTAATAGCGCCCAGCCTCCACATCAGCTGCAGAGGTCAGACGCACTGTGTACTGCCCAACTGCCTCATCATGTGACAGCGTTGTGTCAACGCCATCAATGGTGACAGTCGGCGCAGGTGTGATGTGGACAGCGCCACCAGGGTCATACACAGCAGCAGTGGCAGATGTTGGATTGCCTGCCTGCGCTGGGTCGAACGTGATGACGCCGCCTACATCATATCGGACCTGCTGTATCAATTAGGAGGTAGCCCCAAAGATACCGCGCCAAGTGGTGCTGCCAGTCTCCTGGTCAATCTGGTCTAAGATCTGAGAATCATTGACAGTATTGGCCACGTTCTCTATGCGAGGAGCAGGTCCCATGAACACGTTCTGCCGGAGCACACCGCGGCTGATGGCCTGCTCTGCCATGATGAACCATCCATTGCTGAGAGTCAGGTAGTCAGACACCACAGGAGCCAACCCAAGTGAGCCAATGTAGTTGACTGCAGTCCGGTCATTTGCTGCATCAAACTCAGCGTTGGTCAGCTGATAGGCCAGAGGCGCAAGCGCTGACCCAACAATCAGAACCGATGGACGCAAGCCAAGGCGCTGCCCATCGTGACCCTGCTGCTGTCGCATGGCAACAATCGCATCTTCCAGCTCTTGAAAGCTGAGCGCTGCGCTTGCTGCGTTTGACTGAGCTGCCACGTTGGATGGGTGATCACTCGCACAGAGAGACTTGCCATCACCTTTGAGGAAGTCAGAACTAAACGCATTGTTTAGGATGTTGTATGCGCTCGTGAGCAGCCGCCGCCGTGCAGAGTCTGCAAAGCTGCTGACGTACTCAGCCATGAGACCAGGATTGGCCGCATCCATCTCACGCCGTACACGAGCAGAGAATGGCACGCGCAGGCCATGCGACTCATAGAGAAAGGTTTCGTTGTAGCCTTCCTCCATTGAGACAGCGTCAGCTGCTTGACCCTCGCTCATTGAGCGGAAGTCAGGAGCAGCGTGCAGCCCAGTCATTGACATTGGGCGTGGGCTTTGAGTCTGACGCAGCCAGCGCAGATCCTCTTGTGACCCACCATAGAACGAATCAAGAAATGCAGCCTCTTCCGCTGGGAGTAGGTTGCTCAAGTTTGCTACTATAGAAAAGCTCATTTTTTACCCCTTATGCCAGCGTTGCGTGGCCGCCAAAGACAACTTTGACACGGCTGTTGGCACCAATCTCATCAGCACCAGGCAGTGGATAGTGACCAAGGATGACAGCCACATCATTGGTGGCTCCGTTTTCGTCAACTTCCATGACTCCAGTGGTGCCCTCAAGGTCAACCGCTGTACCGATCAAAGTAGCAGCAAACGTGCCAGAACACTGCCCCTCAAATTCAGTGGCAAAATCATCATACACCTGGATCTCATCGCCACCGCTGCCACTTTCAGCAGCAACACCAATGACAGTGGTGTGCGTCACACCGCCCTCATATGGCAACACCTTGCCAGACGCGATTGCAAGCGCATCACCCTTGGTCACAGTGGTCGCTGCTGTTACCTCATACACATTGGTCCGTGCTGGGAATGACACAGGACGGAACCCATTCGGATTATCGTAGTTAGCCATCAGCTATCTCCTCATCACATAGTTATACCGGGCTCCAATCCTGCCCACTGTGTCACCACTACCCAACAGATCCAGGCCTAGTCACTGTATGGGTCACCGCCCACATTCACACTGACTTGCTCACTGCGGTATCTGGTCTCATGTTGGATGCCCTGCCCTGCCTGGCGTGCCGCGTCCTCTGCTGCGCGCACACGCTGGCCAACGTGCTTGGGTCGGTACATGTACACATGATGTGGCTTTTTGCCTGCCTGCAGCTCAACGTCATGCTCACCCTCAAGCACTTTCCAGCCCTGGCGCTTGGCGCGCTCCAAGCCCATGCGGTCATCAGCGTTGCCGCAATAGAACTCTGTGTCAGGGTTTTCGCTGACTGTCTTGCCGACAAATGCAAACGGATCAACGCTATGGCTGACCAGACCAAGCACACGCTCAGTGTCTGTGTTTGCGTCCATGTCATAGCTTGCTGACAGGTAATTGCTGGTGGCCTCTGCACGCTTGTTTGTTCGCTTTGCTGTTTTTTTCATCTCTGTCATCGTGTCACCTTCCTATTCCTTCGAGCTGCCTTGATTTTGTTGACCACTGCTTGTGGCACGTTCCGCTCCCACGCATCCACATCCTTGACGCCAACACCTGCAAGCATCAGCATTTGGTCATCATCCAGGTATGATGCGCGCTCGCTCGCCTCAAATCCTGGCGTATTCCCACCAGCTGCTGCCTTGAAAAGCTCTGTGTGCTCTTTGCGCCAGGTGCTCAGTGCCTCTCTGCTCTCAGTAGTCAGCGCGCCAGACTCGTCAAGCTCAATATCAGGCATGAGCGCCACATATGACTCCTTGAGCAGCCCTGGCACTGCAGCCAGCTTTGCATTGCGTTTGGCGAGTTCCAGCGCTCGCGCTGCTGCAGCTGTGTGCTCAGCAAGCTGTGCCTGCAGCACTTCTGCCTGCTTTGCTGCCTGCTCTGCCAATGCCTTTGCCTCTGCATATCGGTCAGGGTCAACGCCTTGACGCTGCTGTGGCGCTGCTGGCGTGGTCACTTGTATCACTTGGGGTTGCTGCTGTGGTGCTGGCTCTGCTGCTACTTGTGCAGCAGGCTGGGCAACCTGCTCAGCAGGCTGCTGTTGCTCATCTGACATGGGGTGTGCCTCCAGACATATGGTCAGTCTGCGCGCACTATACTCCACAAGCTATCTGTTGGCGAATTGGATTCCAGCGCTGATTAGCTGCAGCATGATGCCAACCTCGCCATCACTTGGCTGCATGAGCACAAAGGCCTGGTCATATGGCTTGCCGCGTGATGTGCGCCGCCTGTACTGCAGCATTTCTGCCTTTGTACGGTTTCTGACGCTGACAACCTTGGCCTTGCCTGACTTGGTTTTCTTTGTCTTATGCAGACCCACTCTCTGTGACTTTCTAAATTTGACGTCAATGACAAAGCTGTCAAAACCCATGGTCCCAGGCCTCACCTGGATGTCCATGTTTTTCCACATCTCACCTGTTAGGCTGGCACCTCGCCACGTCCTGCCACCATTCATCTTGCCCTTGAGCGCCCTGTACCCGCGCCAATAAACCAGCGCCACATCACCACCCTTGTATGGCGTGAACTGGTCCCACTCTGCCTTGCCATAAAATCGTGGGTCATATGCACCAGTCCAGTACCAGCCTGTGCGCCTCGTGACCTGTGGCAACTTCTGGCCTTTGTGGTCCTTGCCCTGCTTGTCAACTCTATCACGCACCATGTTGGCGATGCGCAGCGCTGCGCGCGTGACTGCTGGTTTCAGCTTGTCATTTGCAAGCACCAGCCTGTCAAACCCCCTGACAGTGTATTCAAACCGCCCATGTTCCTTGTCATACCAAGACACAGCGCACCTCCAAGCAGTTGCTCAGAGAGTCACTACCGGCGGACGTGACCAGGCACCAAACCTGTTGCGTTTGTAGACGTGCACAGGCATTGCTTTGATGCGCTCAATGTGAGCAGCTGCCCACTCTGGGAATGCATCAAGCTCTGGCCGCTTGTGCTCATGGTTGCCAAATGTGCTGACAAAGCCACCACAGCCACAGTCACAGTCAGCAGGTGCCACAGCCACCAGCCTCCAGCTGTACGCGCCTGAGCCTGGCTTTGTCTCTGCCATCCTCTGCAGGTGCAGGCCGCCAAGCTGGTCACGTGAAACCAGATACTCATGGTGGCCCACTGGCTGCCCTGGCCTTGATATCAGGCACACATTGCCCTGCCTGCGGTCTAGTGATGGTGTCCAATGGTTCTGAATAGTGCATTGCATGTGCCAATGGTACACACTACTGACACAGCCTGCAACTTACTCCTGCACATCCGCTGGCCGTGGCACACCTGCCGGGCTGGTTGGCAGTGGTGTGGCTCCTGGTGCGTCAACACTAGGGTCAACCAGTCGCTCAGCCTCGGCGCGCTCAATCCCGTCACGCCGCATGACCACATCAGCTGGCGTGGTGAGACCTGCGTTGATTTCAGCAATGTTCGCCTGCACGCTCTGAAAGCGATCCTCAACCTGTGGAATCGGCGCAAATCGTATGCCCAGATGCAGATCACCATACTCAACACGCGTGGTTGACCAGCCCATCTGCACAGCGTGGTCATTGATGACCTTGTGCCGCTTCCATGTGTCGCGCAGGTGCTTCCTGTAATGTGGCAACACTGCTGTGCGCTTGAGATGTTTGTCAGCCTGGCGCTGCTTCATTGCTGCCAGGTTTCGTGTGCTGCCTCCTGGTGTCCATGTCTCTGGGTCAAGCGACGCAGACACACCACCAATCCGAAGCTCAAAGTCAATGTGCTGCTCAATGGCGCGCATGGTCTCTGTTGGTGGTGACAGCCAGTTGATGCTCATGTCAGGGTCTGGCAAGCAAAGCACACGCCCTGGGCCAACGGATATCTCACCAGTAATCTCAGAATCCACACCCTCACAGACCAGCATGCCATGAGCCTGATACCGCGCGCCATGCGCCAGGTCTGTCAGGCTCAGGCACAGTCCAATGTGGCGCTGTATCCAATCCTCATTGGGTGGCAGCCACAGCTCACCCTGAACAGGCTCGTCAACGCTCCACATCGTGAATGGATACATGCCATAGCTGTTGGTCATGTCTGGGAAAAGCGGGTTGTCAATGACTCGCCCATTCTCAGTCATATACATGCGCCACTTTGGATCAATGTCGCCCTCACGTGTCCAATGCACAAAGGTGTCAACGTGACCAGCCACCTGGTCAACCTCTCTGCTGGCCAGCAAGATACTGACTGACTCTGCCTGCTGGATGTCTGCTGTGTCGTATCTGTTAGGTACAGCCCATACGTCATAAGCAGGCACACACGTCCACTTGATTGAGTCAGTTGCCCTGATATACCTGGGCCAGACAATAGCCTGCCGCATGCACGTGACCCAGCGTTCAACTTTGGCCAGCTTGCTGTACAGGCCGCCATCATCAATGTCACGTTGCAGCTGCTCAGCCTGTGGGCCGTCTGTGATGGGCTCCCCATCGCCGTTGTGCAGGTATAACTCTGGCGGTCTGTGAAACGCCACAGCCAGCCTGTCACACATGGTGGCGATCCAAGGAATGTATCTGTATCCCGCATACCCGCCAGCAGCCCACTGCTCAGCGCGCTCTGCGCTGTACAATACGCGCGCAGCCTGGTGCACATAGTCACGATGCGCGCCATCAAGCAGGCTGTGCAGCGTGGCCAGCTTTTCACGTCTGTCAACATCGTGCATGAGTTGCACGCGCTGCAAAGACCTGCGAACTGCCTCTGGAACCTTGGAATCAAACAGGCCCAAATTGGGCTGCGCTGTGTATCTTCGGATGTAGTCAAGCATGGTATCCCCTCACTACCTCTGAGCGTCTGGCCGCGCTCTGCCCTGCACCTTTTCTCGAAACGTCATGAACCTGTAATGGTAACCGATATAATACCGCAAGGCATCCACAGCATGAGATGACCAGGCCTCTTGATTGACCTTGTTGCTCACTGACTCTCTGCCATCAATCATGCGCTTTTTGTAGCTGTATGACTGCAGGCTCCTGAATATGCCACGCCCCTTGTCCTTGGTAAGCGCTGGCGCAAGGAACAACCTGCGCTGGCCGCTTGCATCGCGAAACCTGTGCTTGACTGCCTCAATGCCATCACGCTTGAGCGCTTCTGTCATGTTGCGCTTGCTGACCCTGCCTGGAAAAAACCTTGGGGAGTACGCCAGGCGGGCTGCAGTGTGTGGCCTGCTGTCACAGTACACCCTGGCCACATCGCGTCTGCTCAGATTCCAGCGCTGCTTGAGTCTCTGACAGACTGCATCTAAAAATTCCACATCTTGGCAGCCATCAATGTACAGCTCATCAAAGATGGTGTCAGTGCCAGCATCAAGGTCACGCTCCACATACAAGCAGTGATAGTGCCCACCCCAGTCAATGCAAAGCACTATGTCAGTGTTGCGCTTGCCACGTGGGCCGTTGAACACATATCCCCAGTCGATTGACTTACGCCTGCAAAATTCACTGGCAAACACTGTGCCTGATGGTGGCTGTGGATCACCTTCCAGAAGCGCCATGGCCTCTGACTCTGACATGTTGGATTTCAATTCTTCGTAGTAGCTGGCATCAATCCCTGGGTTGTCCTTAGTGCTGCCCTGGATGATGACATACCCATTCTCTGTGCCTTGCTCCTCAAACAGTGCGCTGATGCCCTCGCCTGCCACTGTTGGCGTGGATGTGACCAGGTAAAACAGGTGGGGGCTGCGCGCATCGCGCAATCGCTTGCGTCCCAGCTTGAATGCTTCTCTTGGGTTTTCGCTCTCCTCGCCCTCATCCAGCCAGACACCTGCCACATTCTGCCCTGCAAAGCGCCAGGCATCTGTCGCAATAAACTTGATGGTGTCACCTGTCTTGAGTCGTATCTGCCTGGGGTGTGTTTTCTGTGGCTTGCCTTTGACAAGGCTGAATCCATTGCGCACGGCAATGTCATCCAGAATGGTCAGCAGTGACTGCCAAGCGCCTGCGTCAATCAGCTGGTATGTTGGGCTCATCGCCAGATAGGTCAACTCACCTGTTTTGCCTCTGGCCTGATACATGGCGCGATTGTGCAGAATGCGCCTCAAAAACTCCCAGCTGCCTGCATATGACTTGCCTGAGCCAAGGCCCCCACGAAAGTACACGAATCGTGTGCCCTTTGCTGCCTCGGCGTGAAAGGCAGCCTGTGCCTTGCTTGGTCTGCTGGGCCTGCCGTCAACCTCTCCGTATGGCGGAAAAATGATATTCACTGTGGGAGGTCAGACCATACCAGGCAATGTATGCGCCCCGTGACAAAGTACTGGCGCAGCGCAAAGCCTGCTGCACGTGCGCCAAAAAGCACCTCAATCGTGTGCTCAGTAAGCCCGAGCTCCAGATCAAGATCCACTAGTGCACCACATCATCAGCCTCAAACGTGGTGCTGAAACCCTCGCCATCAAAGGCCTTGAGCGTCAACTCACCAACTGCAGCATCAGCATCCAGCTTAGCTTGAGTATCCACCAGCTTGGCCATCACGCTGATGAGTGGGCGCAAGCTGCGCACCAGCTTGGCATGTTCGCCAAGCATTGCCTGAGCACCCTCAAGGTGCAACTCCGCGATTGCTGCAGCCTTGTCATCACCGCCAGTGGCTGCAGCGCTGAATGCCTCACGCGCTCTGGCCAGATTGCCAAAGATAGTCAGTCCCTCACTGACCAGCGCCAGGCTCAGCCCGCTAGCAACCTTGAGCAGCTCGCCATCAGGTGTGGTGCAGCCCTGTGTGAACACATCGCGATGTTTGTGCCTGAATTTCTCACGCAGCTGCATGTTGATGGCACCAAAATCAAGGCAGTCCATCTCAATGCCTGCGCTGGCCTGAGCGCTTTTGACCTCTTGAGCCAGCCTCTGCTTTTCGCCTCTGTGTGTCTTGCGCGCCATATGTCAGACCCTCCTGCTGCCCATCGTACTCATTGGCTGCCACTGTCCTCCACTGAGGCACGTGGCGTTTCTCTATATCCTGCCCAGACTCGCCAGCGCTGTGCGCGCTCGCAAGGTCTCTGGCAAGAATGCCGTCAACTGCCTGCGCGCAGCGTATCCGCGCGCCAACTTCACAGAGGCCATCCACGTGCCTGCGCACATCTGAAAGCCCAACCTCATCAGCCATTGCACACAGGTGCTCAATAACTGCGTCAACATAGTCAAAAGCGCTGCAAATCATACATCTTTGAACCTACCCCGCAGCCATAACTATGCGTAATGCTTACGGTTTTTCGACCTCACTGTCCAAAAGTGGTAAATTTTGCGTTTTTTTGGTCATGGCCCCGCCGGAGAATTGGATCTGAGGTGGGGCAGGCCGGGGGTGCTCCGTGCTGGCCTCATTTATGGCCATTTTAGGCCGTTTTACGGGCTTTTGACGCACTGACCCCTCTGAAATTTGCCTCGCTTGTAGAGCCTTATTTTGGCCTTCCTGCTCATTGGCCTCTGTCTCTGCCAGTATCTGCCCTGTGGCTTTTCTACCACACCTGCATTGCTTGGCATCTGACAGCGCTGCATAGTTCACACAGCCCTCTGACCATCGTATGCCTGCGCCGCGTTCAAAGTAGACAAAGCGCTGCGCTGCGCAATCACTGCCAACTTCAACCCCATCAGTCACCTGGCCAGCCAGTATCTCATCGCTTGCCTGCTCGCGCTCAGCTACCTGCACCAGCACCTTCCCTGGCGCTGCATGCCAAGCGCTGCCACCAGGTGCCTTGTACGCTGCCAGGTCTCTGCTTGTGTCCACTGCCCTGCCACACTTGCATGGCTCAGACACCTTGACAAGCTGAACGCACATGCCCTGCCACTTGTACTGCTCGCCAAGGTCGCAAATGGTGACCACCTTGCTGCCCACAGGTATCTGCTGCACGCCAGACGCCACAACCACACCAATGGGCTGATGCACCTCTCTGCCAAGCAGCAACCCAGTCTCTGGGTCAACCATGTGCTTGCCATCCTCAGTGGTGTCCTGGCTCAACATGCTGACCAGCAGTGTGCCTGTCCTCGCTCTCAGCTTTCTCATCTGCTCTGCTCCATTTTGTGCCTGATGCCAAGTATACACATGGCAGCTGCCATCACATGCGCCAGATGCGCTGACCCATCCTCTGCTGCCCACTCGCCTCGTTGATATGCGTTCAGGCTGCTGCACAGCTTTGACTCATATGTTGCTAGAGTCGCGCCAGGACGCAAATGTGCGCGCTCACCATTAGCCTTGGCATCATCTGCCACAGCCACAGCAAGCGCGCGCATGGCCCATGGGTCAAACAGGTCAAAGCGTGGCTCACCAGCAGATGCACGCTGCTTGGCTTTTTTCTTCTCTGCTGCCATCTGTCTCCTCTCTGCCTGGGCCTCATCAGCCAGCTTTCCAAGTGGGTGCGGACTGTCAAGCTCAGCATAGCCCTGCGCAGCTGCTATCTGGCACAGCATGCCATGGTCATCGCACAATGCCAGGTTGTACCATCTTCTACGCTTTCTCGCCATCCTGCCCAATGTCTGCCATGCCACGCGGTAAATGTATGGCTTTGGTCCGTGCCCTGCTTTTGGCTTGTAGGGACACTTGCCACGGTTTCTCACCTCAATAGCCATGGCCACCTGGTTGACCAGGTCGTCAGCCTCAATGCTGGCCTGTGCAGCTGCCTTGCCAAAGTATTTGAGGCAGATGGCTCTGATAAGCCCATAACTAGCCTGCACGTCAATGCCACGCCTCTCAACCATTCTGCAGCACCTCAGCAATCAGCTTGGCTTGGTCTGTCCTCAACTCTGCACGTATCTGCAGCGCATCATTGTGCAGCGATTCCACATCAAGCAAAAGCTGCCCATCATGCTTGCGTATGACAATGTGTATGCTGTTGTCAGTGTACAGCCTCAGCAATGGCGCTGGTGCCTTAGTACGAATCAACGCCAAACCCCAACCACCACAAAGGCCAGAGCGCTGTGGCTGCTGCCAGGTACAGCCAAGGCATGCCTGTGGTTCTGTTGCTGCTGTATATCATGGCGCATGTGATGAGCGCCCCTGCTGTGTATATCTCAATCATCTCACCACCGTTGTATTGCTTGTGATGGTCTCAGCCTCTATCGCTGCCCCTGCCAGTGCCCTGTCAGACTTACTCAGATGTTTTGTCATCTTGGCTGCTGACTTGCTGTCGATGCTGAGCGCTGACAGTGGCAAGTCAACGCCATACCTGGCCAGAACCTTTGCTGCCTTGTCTGCTGGCAGTTTGCGTGAGCGCCTCACGCTGGGCCGCTTCTGGCCCTCGCCATGCAATGCCTGTGTGCGCTGCATGCCTTGCAGCTCTTTGAGTCGCTGCTTCGTGGCCATAATAGTGTCAGCCAGCGCCTGCTCATCGTCTGCCAGCTGCAGTACATGCGTGGGCTGCTGGATGGCGTCAGTGTATGCGCTGCAGCTGTGGCAGTAGTCGCACCATGCACAGAATGTGTTGAGCCTTGCAGGGTACTGCTGAGCGCTCTGCAGCTGCGCTGCCAGCGTCTGCACCCACTGCAGGCACTTCTCAGCAATCTCATCTGTCATATCGCACACAACCAGCTGATTATGGCGCAACAGGTCAAACCCTACCTGCACGCGCTCAATGCCCTTGTACATCTGCTTTGCAGCCATGCCGTACAACGCAAGCTGCATTGAGTCGTCAGGCACCATCCAGGCCTTGCTGCTCTTGTAGTCAATGACCCTGATGGTGTGCTCATCAATGAGGTCAATGCGGTCTATGATGCCTGTGACAGTCACACCAGCCAGTTGCATCGTAAATTTGCGCTCAGTGTCCAACACCTGACCGTGAGTAAACACGCCCATCCTGGCAGCCCATTGAGACAGCAAGCGCTTGCCCTCCTCATACAGTGTGCGGTCAGTGCAGTCAGACGCGCGCCAAGCCTTCTCATACTCATCAAGCACCAGGCTCTCATCAATCTCACCTGTGTGGTTGGCCTTGACGAGTGCGTCAACAGTATCCTCAAGCGCTGTGTGGAGCGTGCTGCCAAACGTCAGGCTGTCAGGCCTGTTGGCTGCAGCTCGCTCAATGTATCTCAGGCTGTACTGCTTAGGGCAGCGCTCGAATGTATCCAGACGCGTAAATGATAGTCTTTTGCTCATGGTTTTGCCTCTCTGTGACGATGGCGCGCACATGTGTGTAGATAGAATTGCCTATCGTCACGCTGTAAGCGCCTGTGATTATATGGCCTTTTTGCCTGTGTTGTAGATGTTGTCACATAGATCCAAATCTAATGCGCGCACGTGCGCGCGTGTGCGCGCCTGCGCGCGTGTGTGAGATTCAGATCTATGTAACGTCATCTACACACTTTGTGTTTTCCTGTTGCACGTCAAGCACTTACAGCGTGACGATGCGTTGTAGATGTTGTCACATGACGTTACATAGGTCACTGTGACTGCACCTGCTCAACCAGCCACTCAGTGCCCTTGCGCCCTCTGCCAGCCTTCTTGAGCCTCAAACCGCCCACAATGCGCCCCTCCCAGCTTCTGAAGATATAGCCCAGCGCTCTGGTGCTCAGCTTAGCTGTGAAATGCTCCAGGCTCTCACGCATGGCAAAGTCATGCTCACTGACGCAGGTGGTCACTGCTGAGTATGCGTCAGACGTGCTCACAGCCTGCGCAAACCACTTGGAGCGCCAGGACTGCATAAACACACGCCAGGCCACCAGACGCTCATCACCGCTGTCTCTGAGCCTGTTTTGCGTGCTGGCCACATCCAGATCAGACACCCACAGAATTGGCTCACGCACCCAAGCTGACCAGTCGTAGAAGGTGCCCAGTGTCGGCTGCCTTGATGGTCTGCCTGATGCGAGATGTGCGCGCATCAGTGTCAGCACAGCGTGCACCAGTTGTGGCCTCATTGCAGCTGCATGACGGAGTATGTCAGGGTACTTGAACCGCTCACGCTGGTCAGGACGCTCTGTCTGTGGGTCCAGATAGCAGCAAATCACGCGCCTCAGCATGTCACCAGCAAGGCGCACATTGTTCCCTGTGGCCATGACCATCAATGTGTTGGGCGCACTAAACACCTGATTGCCACCAAGCAAGCGCTGCGACCAACGCTCAGATGTGATGAGCGCATCCAGCGTAGGACCACCCAGCGCCTGAGTGTGGCCTATGTTATCGAGAAGAAGAAAGCGCTGCCCAGCGCTCAGCAAGCCTGTCACCTGCTTGGCCAACTCCTCATTGGTTGCGTTGGTCGCTGTGGGCTGACTGCTTGAGCCTGTTGCGATGCACATGGCCAGCTTTGCAAGCAATGACTTGCCACTGCCTGGCGTGTTGCCATCGTACAAGTACAGTGGCGCTGTGCGCATGCTCTGACGCAATACTGCGGTCATAATGCCTGACACCGCTGCAGCAAGCTCCAACTCACCAGCAAAAGGAAAGTCAGTCAGAATCTCACGCAGCAGGTTGTATGCAGCGTGTGCATCATCCTTTGTGGGCGCTGCCTTGACTGATGGAAAGCGCACACCCTGTGGGTCATACAGTGTGCGTGTGCTCGCATCATAACCAGGCTCATCCTTGACCTCACCAGATGGCGTGACCACTGGGCTGCCAGCCAGGCCCTCAAGGTATCGTATGGGGCCAAACTGCTGCAGCTCGTGCAACATGACCACCACATCCTGTGGCACGTTGCACCGCTTCTGCTCCACAGTGTCACCATTGCTCACCAGCTTGTACCACTGAATGACCTGGCCCAGCCTGTGGCGCAGCCTGCCGCGCTTCACATCCACAATGGCCCTGCCTGTGGGTGTATCGTGAACTGTGCAAAGCAGGCCATGCCTCTGGTACAGGTCATCAGCATGGTCAGCCAAAAACTGCACAGCCCTGTCAACCACTTCAGCATGGTTGTCACCTCTCATGACAATGCGTGGCGCTTGCCGGTATGGGTTGGCCTGTCCGCTGTCAAGCGCGCTGCCAATGGTGCTGCGTATCTGTGCGTTGCCATCAGTCCAGCCCTTGTCACGTTGCTGCATAGCTGCAGCCCAGAGTGCCTGCTCTGCGTCCTGGCGCGCTATCTCACCGCCTGCCACATATCGGCCTATGTGATACGCTGCCAGGTTGAGATGGTGGTTTCTGTTTGATGTGCGCGCAGCAAATGACAAGCACTCAGCCTCCAGCTTAGCCCTGCCAAAGTCAGTGGTACTGTCCGTATATACAGGTTCCACATCAAGATGGTCAGCGTTGCGCCTGCGCTTACGCTCGACCAGTTGAAGCAGCCAATCTGGTGCATCACAGACCTCATCAGCGCTCTCAATCTCCCACTCATAATATCTGCCACAGCTGTGCACAGATGGTGGTGCCACGATGAAGCCACCAGAGCCACGCACATCCAGGCCCGGCGCTATGCTGTCGGCGCTGTTTTTGACCTTGGTGCCCTCTGGACATCGAAAGTAATAATGTGAGCCACCACTCCCAGTGATGGCGTGCATGGTCGCTGGAAGCTCGCCATGCGTAGACTCTAAGTCTGACAGGCTCTCATGCCCTGGCTTGTCATCTTTGACATCAACGTCCAACACCCAGATACCTGAGCGCTCACCTGTGGCGATGCCAATGTTGGCATTTGGCCAGGCCTGCCACCATGTGCGGATCTGCTCTGGGTTGGTGGTGGCCTTTTCTTGCCATTTTGCGATCTTTGGCCGCTTGCCATCCACAGGGTCAACTGGGAAAACTCGCCAGCCCTGATGTCTGGCGTATGAAAGAGCGGCAGACAGGAGCCTTGTGGCCGCGTTTTGAGTGAATTGAGACACAAGGCACCTGCTGCGTTGTGGGGTTATCTCTAAGGCCTAAAAAGGGATGTCATCATCATCAAAGCTGCCAGCTGATGGCGTTTTTGATGCGCTGAGCTCCGATTCCAAATCAAATGAATCACGCTCAAATGCTACCTTGACCACATCCAAGTCCTCACCAACCAGTGGCGCAATGGCCTCCACATCGTACACAGTGGCCTTGCCCTCACCGATGCGCTTGACCTTGAACACGTTGCCTTTGCCATCCTTGTTGACGGCACCCAGCAGGCTGACGAAGGTGCTTTTGCTCATCTCCCAAATCTGCATCTCACGTGACTCATATGACCACCAGTTGATGCCAAACTTCTGCGACGGGCGAAGGCCGCTGTGGGCTGGGTTCTTTGGGTCATAGTCCTCTGACTGCTGCCCAGTCCAGACGGTTTCACGCACATTGACCTTGGCGGTACCAGGCACGCCCTTGCACGATTCACCTGGCCCAAGGCGCAGATACTTGCCACCGCTGCCGCCACTTGTGTTGACCAATTTCGCTGCTTGTTCCCAATTCATTGCTAATCATCCTCCTTGCTATCACGCCAGTCAGTGCCAGCTGCCCACATGGCAAACCGCACACACTTGGTCATGTCCTCTTTGAAATTGCCCTTCTTGCCTGCTCTCCAGGCATACTTGATGACATTGCCTCTGCAGTATTGCTTGAAACCTTCCTCACCCAGTGTGGTGCGAATCGCATCAATGCACTCAATTGTGGTCTCAGTGTAGTGCTGTGGCTTGTCGGTGACCTCAGCTGCTGCACACAGCTTGCAATCATCGCCAATGTCATCATTGTCTCTTGGGTCTATCCAGATGCCGCACAGAGCCTCAACAGTGTACAGGTATCTGCCGTCATGCAGGCTCATACGCTGCTTCTGCTCTCTGCCTGTCAGCTTGTGTATTATTCGCATTTCAACTCCCACCACTCCTGTAATATGTCGAGCAGGTCATCCAGCTGCATCACTGCAAATGGCTGCTTTCTGTCCTCTTTGATGATGGCCATGGGATAGTGCCCCGCTGGGCAGTGCTCCACAGCTGTGTTGAGCGCTGTCCTGACTGGTGGTTTCTTGCCCACCTTGCACTCAATCGCAAATGGTCCAGCAGTCACATCAGGGCACTCTGCAGCGCCACCGCGTGTCTGCATTCCGCGCTTAGCATCGCAGCCCTTGAGCACTGCGTTGAACTCGCGTGCAACCTCGCGCTCAAAGCGCGCGCCTTTGTCTCTTTGCATTTTGCCCATGGTTAGAACGTCCCGCTCTCGGCACACGCACAATCGGCAGCAGCCAATAATGCCTCCGCCAAATGTCTAGCTTGGTCTACATCAAGATTAGCCATTGCAGAGACTCCCACTAGACACTCACCGTTATGTGTTTTCCAGACTTGCACGCTCGCCCTTCCACCACCATCCAAGCCTGATTGTCTCCAGACGCCAAAATCCCAAGAAGGCGAACCTTTGGAAAACACACCACCCCCAATAGCCACCGAATGCTTAGGAGGCCACTCTGATTGATACCTTAAGTCACTCTTCATCTAGACTCTCCAGTTCTGTAGCCAACCACATCTCAGCAGACTTAATCGCCTCCGACATAGTTGGGTCCATGCTTGACATTGGCAGCTTGCAGTCGCCCTCGGCAGACCCTCTAAGCCACCATCCCTTAAGGCTACAACCAACGACATCCATTCTTTCACCGGGGGTCATCCCTAAAACTCTTGCTAGGTTTCTCAGTCTTAGTTGTAGTAACTGGTACTCCGATTCTGCGGCCCACTCTCTAGTACTCATTTTGCCTCCAACGCTGATAGAAGAGCCTCGGCCTCTGACTGATAATGCTTTTGACTCATCGCCATAAATCCAGATCCGTGATGATGCCCACTAGAACAACCCCATCTGTGCATCATCAGCCTGGCACACCCACTCAGTGGGCATATCTGGGTCACCCAGTGCGTCTGACCTCTTGAGCATTTTTCGAGCTCCGTCCCGTTGTGTGGCCACATCTGCACGATGGTGCACCTCAAGCCGATGCTCAAGCGCTGCAGCCCTGGCCTCACGGTACAGGTCATCACTCTTACTCGTATCCTCTGGCCTGTTGGTCATCAGGCTCACCAGCCATGCAGCGTTGGTGTATGCAAGCACCACACATGGCCTGGTCAGACTGTTGAGACCCTCTATCAGCGCGCGCCACAGCTGACGTGGCTGCGTGCTCTCTATGCTCCCGCCTGTCAACTCAAGGCGTTTGCCCTTGCTTGTGAGCGTTGCGCACCAAGCACATGGCCCACCAGCTTGGCCAACGCTCGCAATGGTCAGGATGACTGTGCTGCGCATGATTTGCCCTCATTCTGCCCATTGTGGGCAGGTTTTTTGTGCGACCGAAAAAACCCAACCCTGCCAAATACAAGCGCCCCACAGACGCTGCATGGCTCAGTTGGCACCACAGGTGCGCCACATGGGCACACCACCAGACGCTGCACAGGCTCATCGAGGCAGCGCTCAACCCAATCGTCATGGCTCATCATATGCCCTCAACAATCTTGCTTCTGCATGGTTTTTGTCACTGCCCTCTGTGGCCACCTGCAGAGCGTCTCTGATGCGTTGCTTAGTTGGCTCCAAGTCATAGCAGTGACGCAGTCTAATGTGTGCGCCCTGTGGGCAACTCCAGCAGGCCGTGCCCTTTTTGCGCATCGCGTGCACCTCGCCGAAAAGCTCGACACAGTGCCTGAGCGTCAGTGTCTGTCGCTTGCGCTTGCATTTGAAGCTGTCAGAGCGGTCCTCTGTGTCATAGTCAATGAATGACACACATGACCAGTCAACCACATCATCATCACAGTATGTGCCACGCAGTGGGCTGGCCTCATCCTCTCTGGCGGTCATCGTGCATGGCACACCACCGTTGATGGCAGACTTGTTGACGTACTTCTGCCCTGCCAGTGTGTACATGTACCCTCTGCCTGCTCTGTGCCTCCACACATCGCCAGCGTGTACCATCTGCGTGATTTTTTTGTATACCCAACTGACTTGCTTGCTCAGCAGGTCTGCCAAGTCTGCTGCTGACATTGCACCGCGCTCACGCAAAGCCTTGGTGATGTCATCACATATGTGCATGTCCAGCTTTCTGATGCCATGGCGCAAGCGCTGCCGCCTCACTGTGTGCACAGACACACCAAGGCGCTCAGCAAGCTCACTGTCAGGCATTAGGCCAAGCGGCTGCTTTGACCAGTCTGTGTGCGCTTTTGGCATCAGAGCACCGCGCAAACAATCGCGTAGAAATAGAAAAGAGCCATGGTGAGAATTGTTTTGACTGCAGTGGTAAGGTGCTTCACTTATGTTCTCCTGTCTTCAGGGTTGTGTCAATGGTATAATATGAGGCATGAGAAACATGCAAGACAATCAGCAGACTTTTTTTGTGGCCTTATCACTTTTAGGTCAAAAACACACCACTGCAGACCTGTCCGCTATGCTGGGTGTGCAGCCTTCTGTGTTGTCCAGATGGCGCACAGGTGCGCGCACACCTCGTGGCCCATCTCGCGCAGCTGTGCAGGTGCTGGCGCATCTGCAGCAGAATCATCCTGATGTGTATGAGGAGGTCAGGCAAGTCAGGCTGAGGTCAAGACCCCAAAAAGGACAATTTGACTGACACAAAAGGTCCACACCCACAGCCAGGTGAGGTTGATTTGCTCCTACCACTTGACCTTTGCTGACCAGTAAGACCCAGACATCTTGCCTTTTTTGATGCCTGCAGCGTGGCGCTTCTTGAACGCTGCGCGCCTGGCCTTGTCTGCCTTGCTCTCATTCTTGCGTGGTGGTGACGTCTTTGCCCCCTGTTGGCCAAACCGTATCAGCTTGACCTTGTCACCCTCTTTGGCCAGCACAGCATGGCTCTTGGTCGGATGGTTTGGCGTGCGCTTTGGCTTGTTGTATCCCTCAAATTTCTCACCTGCTCTCTCAACCGCCATGGCACACCTCTCAGTAGGGGTAGTTTGTTTCAGCGCGCAAGCGCTCCACATAATCACTACCACATAGCTCTGTGCCAAGCACTGTGGCCCTGCCTCCTGACCTAATGCGCACAGGTGTTGGCTCAACCCACCCATCACTGCAGCGTGTCAGGATGCCCATGCCCTGCTGCCAGTTATGGTGTGGCTTATTGCTTGGCACTCTGCCATCAGTGTGACAGGTGCACCCGAATGTGGCAGAGAATATGTCAACAGGCTGGCCATCTACACCTGGCTTGGTAGACCAGGCCTGCTCCATTCTGTGAACGTGGCCATATATCTGACTCGTGCGCTCATTGAGGTATTTGCCAGCAGTCGCGCCGGCCTTGCCCACTTTGTCACCATGGTGGAAGCGTATGCCCCACCTGTGCAGCTCGCCTGCCTTGCTGCCGTATGGGCCAAGATACTGCACATCAATGGAGTCCAGGCCCATCATGCGTTGCATGCTCAAGAGTGGGCTGCCATTAGGGTCATCTGCTGGCGGTAGGTCCGCGAGCTCCGGCACAGAATCAACCAGAGTGCGCCGTATGCGTCCCTCATGGTTACCCTCAGCCCAGCACAGCAAAGCGTGTGGCGCTGCAATCCGGAACTGCTCCAAAAGCCAGCGCCACTCCAACATGGCAGGCCACATGGTGCGTTGTGTGCTAGCGGGCTTGCTAAATTTGCGTGTGCTCTCCGCGCAGTCCAGCATGTCACCGCAGAAGTATATGAATGCCAGCTTATCACCCAGCAGCTTGGCAGCCTGCAGGCAGACATCAAGAGCCTGCCTGTCATGGTATGGCGTCAGATGCTCTCTCAGGCTTCTGCTGTACCCGATCTGGCTGTCAGGTATGACCAGGGCATACTGCTGCGCTGGCACTGTGGTAAATGGCTTGCGCGGTCTGGGTTGCCAATCAATCTGCTGCATGGCCTCAGCAGCTGGGTCAATGCGCTCAAATCGTGTGCTTGTGAGTGTCTTGACCTTGCCGTGCTTGGCTTGCGCCTCCCACTCACTGAAACGGACAGCGCGCCACTCAGATGGACTCAGGTTGTGGCGCTGCAACACCTCTGCTGGTGTGCCAATCTCGTCAATAACGTGCATGGTGGGCTGCTTGCCACCACCATACTTGTGCATGAGCCTGTGCGCCTTTTGCTTGCTAATACCAAGGCGCTTGCCAATCTGCGAGAATGACAATCCGCTGGCCTTGAGCGCTGCAACAGTCGCCCCAACTTCATGCTCAGTCAGTGACACCAGACTGCGCATCCAAGTCAATAAACTCTATGGTGTCAGCCTCAAAGCGTGTGGTGTACGCCTCCTCAATGGCTGCCTCAATCAAATCCTGCACAGCGTCCAGCGCTGACATATAAATTGGGCCAGCGTCCTCAATCAGTTGCGCCAGCCGATCTGTGGCCATGCCCGCGGCTGTCTTGATGAGTTGCTTGTCACTCATTCTGCTGGCTTCCAGCAGGCATCAAGGCAATCAGGTGTGTGCTTGACTGTGGCCTCAATGACCTTGTCAGAGCACTTGAACACCACCTTGGTGCGATTGTCTGCAAGCGTCTGCTTGGTGATTTTGATGCTGTCACACGTGGTGGCACATCCAGACAGGCAGAGCGCAGCCCATAGCAGGCCAATGTGTGCAATCTTCATTCTGAAAGCTCCTCTGTGAAAACTGCAGGCTGTTCAACTGGCACATCAGCCTGTGTGCGTGGGCTGACTGCAATCGCTGACCCACCTGACGGTGGAGGCAGAAACAAGGCAATCAATGTGCTGATTATGGTGCTGACGTGCGTGGCAACTGCCTGGTCAATGGTCAGGTCATACACCTGAGCCAGCACATACGCCAGCACACCAGTCAAAGCAGTGGCCAACACTGTAGCCTGTGTCTTTGTCGCTTTCATGTCTCAAACTCTCCCAAGGAAAAAACCAGCCACAGCGCCAACCACTATGGTGACAGCTGCGCCCATGACTGAGCGTGTAAACCATTGCACAGCAGCCATCTGCTGCTCAAGTCGGTCCAGCCTGGTCATGATGCCTGGCTTGGTGCTGTCAGTAGGATCGCCACTGATAGACGTGCGCACGTCGCGCAACTCCTGCCTCATGGCAGCAAGCTCTGACAGAATTGTATGCTCAAGCGTCTGATTCATTGGCTGCCCTCAGTGCCTTGCCATATCGCTTGAGGCTACTGGCATGCCACCCAATAGCGGTCTTGACGCCACAGGCCTTGAGCGCACAAAGCGTGGCCTTGATGTTGTCAGGCTCAGGCTGCCTGTACATGGCAAAGCTGCCAACCATCTCACGTGCACCCAGTTTGCGCTCACTCCTGGCCAGCAGCCTGGGCACAGAATCCTCAGTCAGGCCGCTTGTCTTGGTCAGGTATGTCTGCGGTATGGCATACGCTGCCCGTGACACAAATGGCTGCACAGTGTGCACTGGTGCATACCCAATGTGAGTGACGCCAAGTGGCTCGCGTATCATGGCAAAAAGGTGCTCAGCTGCCTCATCTGGGTTGCCACCATAGTCCACATAGCTGCTCTGAGTGATGGGCTCCTCTGCGTCAAGCACATGGCCAGACACGCCAACCGTCTCGGCAAACGTGTGCAGCCAGCAGGCAGCGCTGGTCAGCCCCTTGGGTGTTGGTACAGCCCAAAACAGGGTATGCACCTCAAGGCCTGCGTTGACTGCAGCCTTGGCAAACGCCTCAAGCTTTGACTCGTCATAGGTCTGCCAGTGCTTGCTGGTCTTATACCAGCCATTTGTGACCTTGCCATTCTGACGGACACGCCATCTGCTCAGGTCATTGACGACCAAGTCAACACGCTCACACCCAGCCTGCTGGATGATATCAACCCAGCGCTCTGGGTCTCTGAGCTGCGCCTTGCCTGCCCACACTGACAGTTTCATCGCCTATACCTCGTGAAAGTTCAAGTCAGTGCAGCGCGCGGTCCAGAAGTCGCTTGCAAGGTTCTGGTTGGTGCCAAGCGTAAAGTACACAGCACGCCCATCATGAAACCGAGACCAGGTGTTTGGGCTGCTTATCGTTGCACTGGTGGTGTCTGTCACGGGTGACACATAGCCAGTGGGGCATGCCCCGGAACCGAGCTCCGTATAGGTTGACCCATCGTCCAAGCTGTAGAACGCCTTAAAACCACCCTCTGCAGCATCCCACTCAATGCGTAGTCTGAAACCAGCCTCAAGCTGCGCATCTGTCAATGTAGTGCCATCATCAATAACACGTGCGCTGCTTCCAGCCCTGCAGTGATATTTTGAGATCGCATAATCGGCGTCATTATAGCTCTTGATGACAATGCCAAAGAACGTGTCATCAGTGTGCGTGCTGTTGCCTATTGCAAAATCCATATAATAAAATTGCAGGCTGCCCCGCTTGGCAGTGATGTTGTCAAGGCCAATGCTGACGTCAGTGGTGCCAAGGCCGATATTGTATGCAAAGCCAATGGGTGTGGCTGCGTTGGTGCCATCACCGTCAGACTGCTTGACACTGCAATTCATCGTCAGGCCTGCAGCGGCTGCTGAGTAAGATGTGCACGTATATGCACCGCCAGCGCGCTGGTCTTTGTGTGGTGGCAGATACTCCACACCTTTTGGCGCGTTGCTCCAGTCGTCAATGCTGCGCACCTCGAAGCGCTCAAGCGTTGCAGTCTGGGCAGTAGTCAGTGACGCACCACCAGAGGCAGCGCCTACGGCTGGGTTGATACGTGAGAAGCTCACAGCACTGCACCTCGTGGGTCACTGTAGTACTGCTCACAGATGACGTTGATGGTGGCCCCGCTGATGGCGCTGATGCGCGCTCGCAACCGCAAGTGTGGGCCAGACACCTCACGCATCTCATTGCTGCCAGCTGTCATGCTCAGTGACTCCAGTTCATCCCATGTGCTGCCATCG